GGAACACGTTCGTAATCAGAATTCCCAATCATAGCCGGGTCATTCCGCATTAGAATTCGTATCCTTCTTAGAATTTCTATTCTTGTAGTTCTTTGCTCTTGCTAATTTTTCCTTATGTTTTTTCCAAACTTCGAAATCCACAGGCGGCAGATTATCATAACGACCTGAATCGATATGTTTTTTAATTCTATCAAAACGCCATGTTTCATCGTCACAAACATGGATGTTAATATTTCCATGCTTGGTTTGCTGTACTGTTCTGTTTTCTGGTGTTTGTCTATTTCCGGTAGTATCTGGTGGTAAAAAGTGTGTTGAGGTTTTAATCAAAATTTATTCCTGAAAATGTGTGTATTTCTTTGAACGTCGCCATTTATTAAAACGAGAATTATCAATATTACTTCTCGAAAGATCGCCAACTTGCACCATTTGGTCAACAATGCCAAGAAAATCACCTATTTCTTCTTCAAGCAATACTCTATTTGTTTTGGTAACGTCGCCGTCTGGATTGTAAGATGCATATCCATGTCGAATAGTTTTATTAACATTCTTGATAATCTCGGCGGCTTCTTCCGATAACATCGCCAATCGTTCTAATTCAGAATTTGTTAAACTCATGAGTGTGTCCTAAAATATTCAACCAAATCTGTGTATCCACCAATGTACTGATGAAATCCATCGTCTTCATTCAAAAAAATTTGCGGTACAGTCTTAGCATCTGGTAGAACAGTTCTGAATTCTTCCATCAATGCTTCATTAGAATCAATGTATTTCATATCAAACTGTTTACCACGTTGTTCTAGTAGACTCTTAGCAGACCGACAAAACGAGCAAACTTGTGTTGAATATACTGTAAAACTTGACAATTACTTACTTTCCTCTTCTTCTATTTCTATAACCATCTGGCAATTGTTCATTCCAGAGTCCGTAAACATTACGGCGAATTCGCCGTATTCCTCGATTAGTTCTTCAATTCTGTCTTTCCATACATATAAAGGAAGACATGGGTCGCAAAAATCCACTAAATCTTTTGTATACATTGCTCTATATTCTTTCTTAGTCATCACAGTATCCTAGAGCATGAAGTTGTTTCTTAATCCACCGCATAAACAATAATGCTTTATCTTCGGCCAAAAATTCGGCATCACCAATTTCTGAAACGTGGACAGGGAATTCAAAGCCGTTCTCGGCTTTGTACCAAAGTTCGTCATTCTTAAATCTGGAAAACCGAACCTTTTTGTTATCAGTCACCATCTCTTTTAAGGTTTTAGTAAATTCTTGATTGTTCATGAACACTTCCAATGGTTGTTGCATCTGGCTTCATATTTATCCGTTCCACCTAATTCTATCGAACTACCAGATTGAGAAATTTTATATGTTTTTCCAGCGGGCGAACCGCACACATTACAAATGGCCGTCAATTTTTTGACTTCATCAGCCATACCCAACAGTCTGCTAGTAACAAGGAATGGGTTGCCTAGATAATCCATATCTAGGCCAGCACATAAGACGTATTTATTGTTGAGTAAAAATTCTTGAACCATTCCAATAAAATTGCCATGGAATTGAGGTTCATCAAAGAATTGTACTTCATCAAACATGATAAAGTCAAGCTTTTTGTTCTTTACTATAAATTTAACTTCCTCAACAGAAGAAACCGGAGAAGCTTCCACAGTAAGGCTAGAATGTGATTTTACAGCGTTGTCGGCATATCTATTGTCAAATTTAGGCTTAAATAACTCAACACGATTTTCAACATACTTATGCTTCAAGATAGTGGATAAAATCGTTGACGACTTGGCGGAAAACATGGGTCCACATATTACCGTCAAATGCCCGTAGTATTTTGATTTCATTTATTCCAACTCTAGATTTTCGTAATAATTAAGCATTTCTTTATAAACCGAACTCGTTTTTCTATCACCCTTGGCAGCTAACAAAGAAGCGTTGGTGTCCAGCAAGTTCCATGATATGAAATTTTTATCTTTCGATAAATCATAGATATTGATGGAGTTTTTGAATTCATCCATCGTTTCCGCAAGCGCCACTTGGTCTAATTGCCAATATTGCGGTAATGTATTTAACTTATCGACTACGGTTTTAGCAAATAGCCATGCCGTATCGTCATACATCACCGCTCCACCAAACACACGACTACCTCTAATTTCCCATTCAGTAACGCCATATGGTTTTCTTAAATATAAGCCAATGGCCGCTTTGGGTAACTTGACAGGCTTTTGTACGATTGTATCGATATCCAACATCAACAACTTTAATTCGTCATTGTTCGACATCAAAATGTTGGGAGCCAGAAAATATCTATTGGCGGCGTAATATTCTCTTGACTTTGGCGCACCTTCTTCAAATGAATATGAAATAAGCGGATGTTCTACCCTCTCCATACCAACATATGGATTGATAATATGAACATGAACATGATGCTTATTGGATGCTGCCGATTTCACGAAAGCTTTGGCATATTTATTATAGTAATCGGTGTTACAGGATGCGAATAGTAGTGTTTTTGAATTATTCATTAGTATCCGAAGAAATCGTTATAATCTTTTATTGATTGTTCTGATATAGCGTTGACAACAACTTTCTTACTCATAGCGTATAAGCCAGAACTTGAACCGGCATTAATTTCAATTATTTTCGCTTCACCAGTGTCGAGCATCGCAACGTCACATGTATATATAGTATCCGGTTGCCACTCTTTTAGCCACGCCATTTTAGTTGCCAACACACATGCAGCATTTTCATAATCCGAACGAATATCTAAAATATCGTTCCAGCGATAGGTTGAACCTGCTACCACATGGCCGTCAACAATTAAAAATCTTGCTTCTGATTTAATATTTTTGACCTTAGAAATCACACAAATTGTCGAAGGTAAAACAGATGTAAGCTGCATAGACGAATTGATTTCAAAAGCAGCTTCTTTTCTCGATACGGGAAACCCCGTAAATGTCTTGAAACCAGAATTTGGACGAATGAAAAGGTTTTCTTCACCGAATAGGTCAAAGAAATAGTCAAGGTTCTTGGCAAATATCCCAAATGGAATAAAGATGGATTCGTAATTCAAAAGCCATTCAGAAGGAATTCTAGTATAATATTCATTACAATTCATGAAACTATTCATACCGTAGGAACCGGGAGAATACCTAAACGGGCATTTTTGAACAAATCCTATCGAACCATAAAGAATAGTTGGCTGTTTTTGAAATTTCGGAAGTCCATAATCCATTTCTTCCGGTCTAGCGAAAGGAATATATTGCGTTTCGTAATAATTGTGACCGCAATCAATGATAGCTTGTTTTAGATCACCAACGGTATTTCTAGATTCTAAAATGCTTTTATCGACTACCCAATTGACTTTCATCTCTTTTCCTTGACCGGGTATATTGTTACCGCATGGGAATCCAAATCCCATGAAAAATATACTTGACCATTTACTTCACAAACACCCATAACCGGCCTGTCCGTTGGTTTCAAACTATATTCGCCATTATATTCAAGGCAAGCAAGTCTACTCCACAAGGAAGGTGGAATGGTGGTTCTCCATCTGTCATTTTCATAAGTTATAAACGAAACTAAAATTATCGTTAATAACAACAGCCAAACAGCCATAATATTAATATAATTTTGCATTATTCAATCCCACAAACCAGTGTAATAGATACCAAAAAGACGAAACCCATTCCTCATACGGGCATAATGTTTTTCATATCCTTCTTTATCCAGTTTCAATGTATGATTAGGACCATGTATCATTTCATACACAGTTTCACCATTGATTTCGGTTTCCTTGGTCTGAAAATCAGCTTCACCAGAATAAAATTGATCTTCCCAATCTTTTAGATTTTCTTCAAAAGCCCAAATCATTTCATCTAGGACATAATCCCAACGCTTGAAATGATTATTATCAATGTCATAATCGTTTTCTTTTGGTGGTGCAGAAGTTGATTTTAGTTCATCAGGAACATCCGAATCATCGACAAATGGGGCACCATGCTTAGTTTCTTTCAACTGTCTCAAACATGGTGCAATAATCATTGCCAAGGTGTTATCAAGATTCCATGTATCATACGGGTCAATCTTGATTGTTACCGCACGACCGGCATTTTCTCGATATTTTCCTATGTAAACTTTCATTTACGTTCCTTGTAAAACAAGTGATTACCAATCTTATGGGAGAATTTCAAAGTTTTGAAAAACCTAGTTCTCTCACCAGCATGATAGAATAGAACAGAATTGTCAATTTTCATGTGAATTTGTCCATCATAGAACATATCCACAATCTTGTCAATCATTTTCCAAGTTTTCATATCTCTAATGGTGAAATCAGGATATTTGTCGTTTGTCCATTCAAATTGTGCAACTGGCGTTTGTTGCCACACAACATCACAGACAGTTGATGGAAATTCTCTACTCTTGGTTCGGGCGACCATAACCTTTATGATTTCCAACATACCTTTGAGAGACTCACCCCTTCCCTCATGGTAAATATTTAATTTCATGCATGTTTTATCGTCCGTTACTCCCATTATCGGGTCAATATTGAGAGCATGGACAGGGAACGACAAGGCAAGAAAAATTAGGAAAATCACATACTTCATATCAAAAACTCCGCTTGTTATGCGGAGTTTCTATCATGAAATTATTAAGAATCAGTTAAGATATGAATTAATTTTATCTATCGTTTTTGGAGAAGGAATCCAATGCAACTGTGTTTGTAGTTTCGTTTCCAAAATTGACTTTTGTAGTATATACTCTGTTGGTCGAGCATCAGTAGGAATATTGATAAAGAATTCGATATCGTCACGATTGAATTGGCTTATTGCGCCAAAAACTACATGAAAGCGGGTGATAGGGTCATCATAGTTCGGGAAATGCAGCATCGGAAATATTCTGTCAACGACACTTTCTTTATATCCGAATAAATTATTGGGAATATTTTCTCTCAATTCGGCTTGCAAATCTTCATGATTCTCCAAACCCCATGTATCATGAACTTTCAAGCCAATGATTTTTTCAATAATCAACGATGGAGCATGATATCTCATTTTTCACCTAGTTTGTTTTAAATCTATCCATAGTTCTTTCACAATTAGCACATGTTAGTATACCATCCCACGAGTCTTGTAAAGTCTTTTCTCTTAAATCTCCTATCATACAATGCGGACATGTTTGATGCAACATATCTACTAAGCATTCTTGCTCTGTGGAGACACATTTAGATTCTTGATATGTCATTTCATCAATAAGTGTTAATTCAGCATCAGTCTCTATATAAGCCTTTGCGCCGCATGACAAACCCTTCTTATCATAGATAAGCTTTGACGGACCATTGATGACAACCTCTCTGGCGTATTTTGTACTGCCTCGGTTTTTTATGGTATATACAGGTCTATTACCATCATCTTTTTTATTTGCGGCAATGTGATGCCTGTTAACATGAATAATAGATTTTGCCATTCACTTGTCATTATCCTTCGGTCTAAGTTTTGGATACTCTGAAAAAATACGTTCCCTATAATTCGTATAGAAGGTTATATTTTCAGAAGCCAGTTCTTTAATTTCATTGTTTTCGGAATTATTAAATGTTCTAACCCAAGAATCTATCAGACCATCAATTGATTCTAGTATCTCTTTAGCCAAGCGATGATGTTCATGATATCGGTCGTCATACATTGACAGTATCCAATTCATTATTCATCGTAATTTCCATAGGCAAGAGTTGTTGCCATTTTATATTCTTTATCGAAATTACGCCATTTTGTATACAAATTCAGATAGATGTTTTGCAACTCGGCTCTACCATCCTCACTAGCGGTGATACATATCGGATTAGATACATTTGATCGCAGATGAATGTCTAGTTTAAGCGGATAGGTTTTGTCCGCTAATTCAGCCAAAACGAGGTATGCAACATCATCGATGTCGAAAGTTATCGATACACCATCGAAATCAACCTTATAAATTGAGGATTGTATTGTTGGAGCCAAAATGTTTTCCTTATTGATGCAAATAATTGTTCAGGTTTTATATATACATATGACGAAAAGTTTAACAGCAAAGGAAACAAATGTCAATAACTTTTAAAGCTTCCTGCCCCTGCGGCGATTTTGATTTTACATTGAAATATAATAGCCCGTCTGATGAACCGGTTCAGATTTATTGCCCATTCTGCGGTGTTGAAATCGAAGATAAGGCCGATGATGTCGAGGAAGAAGACTACGAGGATTACGATAGTTACGATTATGACGAAGACTAATTGGCTATTCGAAGGACACGAATTTGAACAGCCCACAACCGACATAATCGGTTTTGTCTATATGATGACGAACCTCTCGAATGGCAAGAGGTACATTGGCAAAAAAAATTTCTGGACAACTAAGGTATCACAGAAGAAGAACAAGAAAACCGGGAAAATCAAAAAAACCAGAACCAAAATACCATCGGACTGGCTTGATTATTTTTCTTCAAACGATGAAATTAAAAAGGAAGTGGTTGACGGCGTAGCGTTTAAGCGGGAAATTTTACAGCTATGCAAGTCGAAAGCTGAAATGACCTATTGGGAAACTAAATTACAGTTCGAATATGACGTTCTATTAGATGACAATTTTTACAATGGATGGGTCATGTGCCGCATCAGAAAGGCACATCTTAAGTCCCTACAGAAGCACGTCTAATCGTCGGAATCATCCTCAAAATAATCGTCAATCTCTTGCTGTGCATAATCCTCACGCAACCGGTTCTTGTTCAGATTGGAATCGACACGTTCCACGAACTTATGATTGCCGTACAAAGCAGCCGTAACCACATTGCGGGGCTTAATTCGAACTTGCTTAAACTGTTTCATTTACTTTTCTCCTATACATATCATTAATATATAGGGATTATATAATTTGTCAATATAAAAAGAGGGCGATTTCTCGCCCTCTTTGATCAACTTTGCCTCTCCGGGACGGCTTAGTTGCTTTCTGGTACGGCAATATCCTGCTTGACTTCAAGCAACATAGTGGCAATACCGGACTGGCCGTTGTCTTCCAACACACTTGCAAGCATGTCTAGTGTCTTGGTTGCATGGTCCAGTCGGGAACGTGGAGGCATCGAAGCCGCCAACTGTTCCATCGGCTCATGGGCTACCGGCATCGCAACCGGTTCCGGCTTGGGCTTGCGATTGTACTGGCGAACATTGGCAATTTCAATGCCAAACATTTCCGACAGTCGCTTGCGAAGCACATAACCAGTGGCCCGTTCATTCTTGCTGAATGCGCCGTCCTTATTCGTATAGACCATATTGGCCACCTTGAAGGCATCAGCGCCTTCCTTGGGAGTCAATGTAACCAGCGGTCCCCATGTACGGCCATTGGTCGAACGAATGCCCGACTTCGTTGCCTTGTTCTTCACCGACTTGGAAAACTTATCAAAGATTTCCTTGTTATTGAAGAACATCAGTGGAATGCTGATTTCTTGCGATTCGGCGGGAGCCGGGTCGGTCTGTTCTTGACTCTGAACCTGATTGTCCTGTACATCAGTTTCAGTCTGTGCGGCAGCAGATTCGGTGTTTGCTGCATTCACAGCTTCGAAATCAGTGCCAGTTTCATTTTCAACTACATTACGCATGACGCTCACCTTTCAACTTTCAAGTGATTATCTTCACTTCTCTCAAAAAACCTATGCCCGATTGACATTTGGTTATGAGCATGAATGTAGCGTAGTCACTAAACATTTGCAAGGGATTTCTGCAAAATATTTCGTTTTGCAGAAATCATAAGCAAAATCAATGACTTAGGCTGATAATAAAACTTCTCTTAAGCCTTGGAAGGCACCAAATCCACAATTTCACAACCACCAGCAGCCGTACAACTAAGTTCCTGCGAACCTGTCGTAGTATCTTCAAATTCATATTCCGGCAGACGTGACCAGTCGATTTCTGGTGGCATTTTTTCAAGCAATTCCTGATACTGTTCCCTAGTGCATTCCTGATACGGGGCTTGCTGATAAGAGTGTTCCGAATGAGGAAGAAAGGATACGCCACCAATATTATCGAAATTTTTATAAACCCATGCGCCTACATCCAACCATTCGTTTTCCTTGACCGTGATTGTAACCGATGGATTGTGTTCTGTCCAATAGGTTCTGTAAATTTTCCAAATTTCTAAATGTTCAACAGCCGTCAATGAATCTCTAAATAGAGCATTTTCCGGCGATTTGATAGGAAATGAGAACACATAATTATGGTCTGGATTCATAACGTCATCTTCTACCGGGAAGCCCATGTCAACCATCAATTTTGCCAATGGGTCTTTTTTATCGGCACGAACCGTTCTTATATAATAGGGCGAGTGACGAGTGTGCCCGCCAGAAGCGACATCTACAAGCTGGCTAACCGTACCGGACGGCTTTTGAGTCGTGATAGCAGCCGAAGGATTAATACCAAGCTTTGCGGCCCATTTCTTATTTACATCAATAGCAACCTGTTTAAGTTCCTTTAACCATGATATCAATAATTCCTTGTCAGTGGAGCCATTCATGACTGCATGGTCCATGACGCCGGTCAAAGATACGCCAAGCAATCTTTCTTCTTCGGCATTTTCTTTCCACTTTTTATTCAAGTATCTGAAATTGGTAATTGTCGATTGGAACGTACCAATAATGGTCGCAATCTTTACCTTTCTTTTCAAATCATCAAGGCTATCTGTAGCACGAACTACCACTTCCGATAAGTTGCAAAAACCATTGTTACGAAGTAGAATTTCACCACAAGGATTAACACCAGCTATGAATTCACTCTTGCGGCGACCGTTTTCAGCAGCCTTCTTAATGGCAGCTTCTTTATTAAAGATACCACGTTCACCTGACTTGGAATTGTACAACGACAACCATTCATCCATGAAAATGCCAATTTCTGGCTTTTCAGAATATGCCGCCGAATTGTTCGCCAGCGAACGTTGTGGTTGAGTTTCCCACCATTGGCCGGATTTTGCATTTCGCATCCGGTCATCTGACAGGTTTGAAAGAGAAATAAGCGCTGAACGGCGAACACCACCGACAACAACAATTTGTGCGATTTTGCATACAAGGTCATGACATTCCAAGGATGTCAGTTTTCTACCGGCAGCATTTTTAAAAATACGAACCGTGAATCTAAACAAATCTTCTAATGGTCCGGGACCAGATGAACGACCACCAAATGTCTTTAGACGTGCGCCCGCTGGTCTAAGCTTTGACGTATCCCACATTGGAATTTGACCAGCATAAAGCAGATGAATCAATTCTTTTAACGCTTTAGCCCAACCAATTTTGGAATCGGCTACGGTAATGACGATAGAAGAACTATGAAAAGAATCTGCAATTTCAGGAAGCTTCGATATGTATTGACGCTCTACAGAAAATCCAACACCTGTACCATTCATAAGAATGTAAAGAATTTCATCGAATGCCGTTACCTTATCAACTGCAACGAAAGAACAATTGTACAGTGCTACATTATCACGCTTCAATGCAGGACCAGCGGTCATCAAGCCTCGCATCGAGGGCATGACTTCAAGATTAAGAATAGCTTCTTCTAATTCTTTTCTATCTTTGTTGGACAAATCATACTGATAATTATCTTTTAGATGTTCAGTAAAAAAGTTGAAATATCTATCAATAGTTTCAGGCCATTCTTCCCTTCTGTTTTCCGTATCCAACCATCTGGCATAACGACTTTTGTAAATGAATTGAGAATATAGTGACGGAATATAGTTGGAAGTGGAAATCGACATTTTTACCCTTTTTATTTTTATGAATAACGCTTCCGAGTGGAAGCCGAATGAATTTTAGCTGTAGAATAGTATATAGCCTTTAAGTGTTCTTAATGACCATTGATTCTATTAGCTTTTTTATTGTGTGACAAAAAATATTTTATTGCATTAATTCAAAATCATCGGGAACATACTCACCGGGAACAGTCTTTCTATTTTGAATATATCCAATAAAATTACCATGTAACTTTGGATTGTCCCAAGTTTTACGACCGAATTGTACCGAACCATGCTTGATAGATTTTGTATCAGGCGTAGCCTGATGTTCGATAGGACTAGCGTGTACCAATTCAGAATTAATCAGATAATTATAACGCTTTATTTCAGCTTCTATACTTCCGTTACCGTCAAATGGTGCGTATGATACTCTGGCACAGCGGGCAGCGGAAATTTTCTTTAGGACTGCGATTACTCTCTCGTCCGTAGGATAGATGGACTGTTTTGCAAGCCAATCGTCCGCAATATCCCAATCTTCATCTCTAACATACGGAAGGTGCCACTCACCCGGCATTAATAAAGTCGGTTTCGAAGCTTTATGGGCTTCGAGCATTTTTTCTGCTAGAATATGAATCTCGATTTGTGCATCTTCATGGTTGCGGAGAGCATAAAAATTCTTCCAATTCGTAGCAGTAGCTAAAACATCAATGTATCCAAACCATTCTAGTGGTCGATTGACCCATTGTTTATGGATACCCAAATCGCTCAATTTTTTGGTTGAAGTTTTGGTGTATTCAACCAAATCCAACCATATTCTTTCGGCTTCTAGTTGATCTTCAAGAGATAGAGGGGAAGCGGGTTGCATCCCCTTCTGATTATAGTAAAATTGAGGAATATAAGGTAATTCATTTACCAACGTAACAAAAGGAACCGCTCTAGACGAACGGCCATTCTTGGATACTTTCCGATGGGTCATAAATTCAGAATGAATGGCCCGCCAGTATCGAAGATGAAACGTGGTAATACGAATTCCTTCTGATGAAATAGAATCTGCGATAATTTTAGCTGTAATAGAATCTTGGTTATGCAATCGGTACTCTGTCTTTATAATCTGATTTGTCGTATAATTTAATTTTCTTCCATCTGGCAAACTTCATTTTAGCTGTTAGACCAGTGAAAGTATTTTCATCAATAATAGTTTTAATTTTGGATGGTGATATACCATTCATAATACCGGCATTCACATCTTTACCGGGGAACCATTCAGGCAGCAAACACACTTGTTGGTTATCGTTGATAGCCCATTCAATTTTCTTTACAATTTCCCTGTTTCTAGGTTGCTTGTCGAAAATTACTGTCACATTATCTTTCGGTAAGAATTTCCATATCTTTTGGAAATCAGAACCATCAACGCCAATCGAATTTTCCATAAACATGGAATCTATTGGTCCCTCAAATGCGTATACTCGTTTTGAGATATTCAAACGTTCCTGTCCGAAAATGAGTGGAACATCTTCATTTCTTCTCAACAAAATATAACGCATATGTTTGGGGTTAATGGCACGAGCCGTAATCCCAATCAAGTCATTATTTCTAGCATGTATAGGTATAACTATTCTGGGGTCGAAGCCGAATCTGGTGTCTTCATACCTACCCGGAAACAGTGTTGCCACGTCATTTAAGTCTTTACTATAGTATAATCTGTCAAACCATGCAAATGGAATCTGTCTGTTTTTCAAATAAAGGTAGGCGGTGTGATTTTCTGGTAACGTCGAAATTTTTTGCGCTACATGTTCGATAGATTTCACTTGCAAAGAGAAATATGCGTCAGAATCAGTGACAGAAGTATCTATCTTTTTTTCTTGTTCATATTTACCACCATTCTCACGAAATCGTTCAAAAATATACTCTTTAAACAAAGATGGATTGCATAGTTCTAAATATTTATGAAACGTGTACGAAGCGCCACAATTGTGGCACATATACCGAAAGTTATTACCCTTCTTGAATATGTATCCTCTAGCTTTTTTCTTGTTCTTCTTGGAATCGCCACAGAGATTACAAGAAAAATTGTACACCGAACCGGTTACACGTTTGAAGTTCCGTAGATTCGCAGATTGTAAAGCGATGTATTTTTGATCGAGCCATAACATTTCTATTGGAATAACAGAAACTGGTTGTTATGTCAATCTAAATCTACTTGTTGCGTATAGTTAACATCTTGGACAGAAATTATAATGAATTTATTTTGCTTCACGTACTGATACCCGAAAAACAACGTTATACCAATAAAAATCCCAATAACAGCAACAGATAGATTCTTCATATGCTTTAACATGATTGCACACTATTATTTTGAAATAGATTGAAGGAAAACCTTGATTGAATCCCAGAAGGCGAAGAATGTCATGAATCCTCCAATAGCAACCAAAATGACGTTGCGCATATACTTCCCTAACCATCCAAGTGCTTCCTGACGCTTTATCATTTCTCGCATGATTTCATAATCCTTGCGAGGAAGTTTGACATCGATTAGTTCGTCTTCCTTGTTTAGTTCGTCCATAAAATTTGCTGCCTTATTTTTTATTGTTATTGTTAGCGGTTTTCATTTGTTCATCATATTTTTCCATCAGACGAATTGCATCGCCAAGATATCCGTGTCTTTTTGCACAAATTATCAAATTTTTTCTATCAACTGACCAATATCGTTCAACTTCCTCTTGTGTTAATGCTCTTTCTGGAAGCAAAACTGGAAGGTTACAGGCTTCTAGTAGTTTTGAATCGAAATATGGTTGAACGTGTGTCGGTGGAAGCAACTTAACTTCTCTCGAATTATGGGTACAAGCCGCCAACGTACTGGCCATCACGAGGATAATAAATGATAATAATATAGGACGTATAATTTTATAGATATTCATTGCATTATCTCAATTTGTTAAGACGTTTAGTAGAAGATTCAGAAATACCGTTCGTCTTAGCATTCGGGTCGGATGCAGCTTCGTTTTGGTTTTCTAGCATCAATTGTTCTATGGTATTTTCCTTGACGCTTAATTCCTGCGACAATTTGTCCTGAATTTCTTTCGCTTGTCTATTTTTTTCAAGTAAATCATCAATTTGTTTGTTGTATTCTTTCTCTAGTTGAAGTTCTATCTGACTAATCTTCAACTCGTATTTGGTTTTCGTAGTGCTTACGCCCATGCTATAAGCTTTAATTAGGGCTAAACCTATGATTCCTACAACTACAACTGGCATAAGCCATGACGGTAATGAAAATCCAAACATTATAATTACAAATCCTATATTGTTCTATAGTATTTATGGAATCACTCGTTTCTAGAATCATCGGTTGGAATTTGACTATCATCAACCGGACCGAATTGATTCGATTGTTGATTGCTGACATTTATGGCGTTCATATAATGCTTGTCGTCAAAAACGGCCCCAAAGATGTATGTTCCGAGTAATGAAACAGCAGCAGCAATTAAGGCAATAGAAATTTGCTGAAAAAGAACTGTATCAGAGTTAGAAAATATAATATATGAAAGCCAGCAAAAAATAGAGATAAGGCATAGATCAAGCCTCAATCTACGTTTCTTCCATTCAGACGGAGTAATGGGAAATGTGTTCTTTACTGACTTTCGATACTTATTCATTTTTATCTTACAGGCAATACCGGGTCGGGAGAAAAGAATTTCTTCTTTCTCATGATTGTTTTTGACCGGAGTTCAATAGCTTTCTTGACCGGATTCCACTTGAATACGACAGGAACATTAATATCTGTCCCCATGTCTTTCAAAACAGCTTCTGATTCAGGCTTCATGAATTTTATTTTATTACCAAACTTCTGATATACGAGTTTGAACAATCTCGATAATTCAGCTAGTGTAATATGTGGCTTATTACGAAAGTCATTAACTCTTTCCATAAAGTGTTTGGTAAAGCTTAAATCTACACCAAGCGTCTCAAAAAGCTTGTCTAGATACTTTTCGAGTTGCTTCATGGTTTCCCACGGAATAGAGGTTTCTTGTTCGATTAAATATTGTTTAAAACTCATTTTAGTACGCCACATGTGATTTGCCATCGGCATCTTTGTAATGTACACCGGGCTTTGGTTTAACTTTTTGATACGTATCCCAGAAATCTTGGCCCATACGGGTTTTGTTTCCACGACGAGTCCACTCTTTTTCGAGTTCCTTGTGTCGCTTCTGTTGTTCTGGTGTTCTTTCACTAGACCTAATATTATTGTGTTTGATATATTCTCTTTTTAGAATATCCTTATGCATATCAGAAGGATTTGCTGTTGGAGACGTAGACCAGTTTTTAGCATTAGGATTCACAAATCCTTCAACTAATAATCTTTTCATTTTCATTGTTTCGGTTCCTTCCTTCTCACTAGTTTCTTTTTCTTTTTATTATAAAAAGGTGGATTATTATCTAAACCAGCCATTCCCGATGCGTCACCCACTGACATGGTAGGAGCATCTTCATTCAAAATATCTTGCGCTTCATCAAAATATGACTGAATAGTCTCCCATAATTTTTGTTCATCAGAAAAATCGATATCATCATTTTCTCGCAACAGCATGACGGCAGCGGCATACGATGCCAATCTTGATTTACCACCGGGAACCTTACCCAACAGTTTTTTAAGATTCATAACCAGAACATCGTACATTCGTAATGAACGCTTCTGTACCGGAGTCCTTTTCTTTGGTGGAATCAATATGTTTCCTTCACCATCAATAACACCAGTCTGATACGCCTTCCATTTGTTGAAAGGCGTCACCAATCTTTTGATGAATGAATATAACAAAACCGTATCGAATATTGATAAACTTGCCATTTTACTTAAATCTATCTTCGTCCATCTTCTTTAGAGCCGCTTTAACACCTTCATCCATAGGCATATTAACAGTTTGGATTACATACAACTTATCCAATATTACTTCAATTTCTCTCATATACCCTAAGTAAATCAGAAAAGGAATCAAACAATCATGATATTCAGGAAGTTTAAACAATAACATCTTTGTGCAAGCGTTATGTTCAAACACATTATAAAGAACAACCAAGTGATTGATTATCAATCTTTCTCTAAGCACTTTCTTTTTCTTGTAGGCATAAAGTAGCTTTTTTAAATACTTTATGCGATTCAAATCTTCAAGAAATTCTTCTGGTGATAAACAATTTGGATTGTCATAATACTTTGTAGCAAACATATAAAAATTTACTTCATTCAATGTCATGCGGTTATCTGATTTACCTTTCTTCTCCATTTTATTCATTTATTTCTAACGTTCCCGATAGCGTCAGAATAAGTCAACAACATTTTGAGTAATTCATTCAAAGGCAAATCAATCACGAGCGTTGACATTTTAATTTTAGGGTCTAACAGTACAGCGAATAGCCATCTATGATGTCCATCAACTATAAAATTATCTTTTGATGAAATCATGAACGAATTTCCAACCATCTTTTGAAATTCATCTTTTTGAAATCTCAAACCAAACGACAAAGCCTTGTCCAAATAAATTTGTTGTTGAATAGGCTTCAACGAACCGGCTGGTTTGGTATCATGATAACATTTCACCATATCATCTGAAAATTTACCGTCTCTCCAACCATTCGTTAACCATTTGGTAGCTAATTCCTTTGGCAAACCTTCGGGAAACGGGTTTGTGGGGTCTGTGTTTTTGGCGAATGGAGCCTTCATATCGATACTGCCACGTTCCAATCGTCTTTGAAGCATAAAAGCATCTGAACGACGAATAACCGGCATGTCTTTACGTTGTGTTTTACCTAAAGTTGCCAGTTGTTGGGCGTATCTGTAATTTTTCACAAAATCGGGTAACAGTTTCTTCGGTGATACTGTGTGGTTGTTTTTGTATACGTCATTAACTAATTTGACAGCGGTTTGTATCGGGGTCTTGACAATCTCGTATTGTCCAGCCTCGGCACCACCACCACCGCCTTGCCTTTCAAGAATGTATTCCTGATTTTCATTCTCAAGAAGAAACCGCTTAAAACCCACTTGTACGGTCCTTCCTAATTAAAACAATTCTAGGCTTACACGCTTGATTACATTATTGGCGGTCTTGATATACAAATAACTATCATCATAAAATATTTTTCCCGAACTAATCCCGTCTCCTGTAGAATTGGACGGGGTAAGCTTATCACGGATGATTAGACCATCGGATTGAACATCAAGATTAATAATGTATGCATTTTCACTTGTAACATTTTCTGATACAACGTTACCGGTCGTGGCTGTACCATTCACCTTTAATTGCTGAACAACCGTATTACCGGGAAGGTTTTTTAACAAATCAGCAATAGTTATTTGCTTACCGGTAGGAGTTCCGACAGTATCTACAATAATATAGAGAACGTCATTTGCAGATGCTTGTGTTGCGTGTTCTAATTCACTGACTTTACGACTAGGCAATTTATTTTCCTCTATTCAATAAACGTTGTGCCAGTGATAAGCCCTTTTCACGCTTCTTAATGGTTTTAGATGCACTATCAAGTTCTTTCTTGGCATTAGACTTTCCATTATCTGTCTGCGCAATATAATGATTGAAATCAGCAATACCTTTATCAACATGTACATTTATAAGACTGTTTCTCGATTTATTTTGGTAATTTTCAATAGTCTTTTGAGAAATTTCGTTAACTTCCTGAATTTCTTCATGCAACTTAGAAAGAAATCTCGTTGGACCTTTATAGGTCTTTCCGTTAGTAGTCTTTACGTGGACGGAATCACCTTCGAATTTTGTAATGTTTCCTGTAAAGCCTGCGCCACCTTTTGCACCAAAACCAAGATGAACACGGTCCCCAATCTTGTGTTCCTTATAGTTTCTCTTACTTGTGTTCGTCAAAACTTCGGAAATAGCCTTGACATTCGTATCAATGGTTTCAGACATCGACTTACGATTCGCATCAATCTTATTTGATAAGTTTTTTTCAACCTTACTTAACGATTCAAGAATATCAACACGTTTACTATTATTTAACATAGCATTAGATTTTTCGGCATTTCTAATTGCTTCGGCGTTAATAAACTTGGTGTTAAATTCTTGCAATTTATTTTCTACAATTGCTTTCTTTTTGTGCTTATTTAAACCGTTGCCGCCTTCATTGATAATCTTCTGTTCCCAATCCGGGACTTTGACATTCATAGATTCAGCCATTTTCGATACATCAATATTCGTATCGATAGAATGTTCAGTCTCGAATTTCTCTTGTGCTTCAATCATGTCAATTGAAGGAACTTCAACGCTTTCAACCATAGGGACGGGCTTTTTATCTAAAAGCCCATTCTTAATGTCGTTAACGAGTTTGTCTTTCTTTCTATAAATCATAGAAATATCCTTTATAATATATTAGACTACTGTAAATGTCGTAGTCGTAGCAATCACAGCGTTTACAGTTTCCGTTGTTCCACCAGCCGTTGAATACACCAGATTACCAGCAGCCATCGTTTGTGGCTTGATTGTATAAGCACCAGCGGCGTTTGTTTTGAACGAGAATACAAGAGTGTTATCTGCGTTCTTTACAGATGCTGGATTGGTATTTGATGTTGCTGTAATAGTTGTATTTGCAGAGTCGGTAACATTGATTGTATAGGCTACCGCTGACGCACCAATCGTAATGGCTTCGGAAAAGCTAACACAAAGTTTGACATTTGTATTCGCCGTGAGAGTTGAACCGCCAGTCGCATTTTCTACATAGACATCAGTAACGATTGGTTTATTCATTGTGCTAAGCGAATCGAGATTTCCAATAGCTACCAGAGGAATTTCCTTGACACGTTCATTACCATGAACGTCTGTATATGTGATGCGACGTGTCCAACCATCCTTGGTCGCAATAACGTTTCTTTTTTCTGTTGGGATTAAGTCGGCAGGCATCTTGCCTGATTTATTCCATAAAGCCATGATTTTGTTTCCTTTTTTCGTTTTTCGGTTATAACTACCTACTCGGCATGACAAATAGTTTCTGCTTATATTTATCAATTTCGGACTATTGACTTTTAAAAAATTATATTATATGAGGGATAGTAGCGAATGAGGAAGTCATGAAGCTTTATCACGGAACCAATTCAGTCAGTGCAATGAATGCGCTACAGAATGGAATTCTGCCTCGCAATCTATCCAAGAAATCTAATTGGGACCATTCCGTTCAGTCGAACAAGGATTGCGTCTATCTAACCACGGCCTATGCGCCATATTTCGCTATCCAAGCCGCCAATTCGATTGAGGGTAGTTTTCCAGCAATCATTGAGATTGATACCGATTTGCTGGATATTGATTATCTCGTTCCTGATGAAGATGCACTAGAGCAAGCGACACGCAAAACTGACGATCTTCCCAAGTTGTGGTCTATGAATCGTCGGACTCGTCATTATCGAAAGCATCTTATGAAGTTTGCAGAGCATTGGGAATGGTCGCTCAAGGCCATTGGAAATTGTGCCTATATGGGCGTAGTCCCTGCTTCGGCCATCACCAGAGTTGTGGTCATCAATCACATTAAGCAGAGCATTCTCATGCACATGTCTCTGGACCCAAGCATTTCCATCATGAATTTTCGCTTTTGTGGTGACAAATACGTCCAGCTTCTTAACTGGATTTTCAACAATGAATATCAGGATACCGATTCGGACAAGATGTACGGCAAGCTTGGTCATCCTACTACTGGTGCAATTTTGCAACAGCATGGACGAGACGGAATTGAAATGATATATAATCGTTGATATTCCTTTGACTTTGCTCACCCACTACACTATCTTTTGGAAGTAACCTCTACAAAATAAAGGATATTTCCATGAGATACACAAAGTCCCTTCTTGCAATTGCATCTATTCTTGCACTTGCTTCAACTTCCGCAGTAGCCGCCGATGCCGTTATTGAAAATGCTCCGGTTCCGGTCGCTTCTGATTATGACCAGACATTTAATTGGTCTGGTGCGTATATTGTCGGCCTCGCTGGCTACGGTTCTTCGAACACAGACTATACCCATAAGAATGTGAATAATTTCGGTGGACCGGGCGGAACCTATAAGAACGATGGTGATGGTTTTATCGGTGGTATTGCTGCCGGTTATAACTTTGCCTTCGACAATGGTTTCGTAGTTGGTGTTGAAGGTTCGATTCGTTCTGGCACAAAGCAGGATGATGGTGGAAAGTGGGAAATTTACCACAATTCCACCAAGACCGATACCAAGTTCGTTGGTACTGTCACTGGTCGTGTCGGTTATGCCTTTGATAATTGGCTGATTTACGGTAAGGCCGGTTGGGCTGGCGCTTCTATTGAAGCCAGTCAGAGTTATCATCCGGCAGGCGTTGCCGCAACCACATGGTCCGACAAAAAGTTCGCAAATGGCTATGTTGTTGGTGCTGGTGTCGATGTTGCCTTGACCAAGAACATCTTTGCTGGTGTCGAATATAACTACTCGAATTTCGGTTCGGTTAGTTTTTCTGGAAACGACTCGACCGGTAAGCTTACCAAGATTTCTGGTAAGATGGATGACCATTCCGTCAATTTCCGTATCGGTTTCAAGTTCTAATCATTTAGAATTTTGACACAAAAAAGAGGGGCTTTATAGCCCCTTTTTTCTTAATTGAATAATTTTTTCTACTAAATCCTTTTTTGACGGAAACAGTATTAGCTTATCTGGCGCTTTCTGTTTCAATTCGTCTTTGTCATTATAGCCTCTATAAAAATCGGCAAACGAATCTTTCTCTTTTTGCTTTTTATCCTTATCTGGGTTGGCCTCATCTTTACCAGATGGTTGCTGACCAAATTGCCCAAAGGCTTCCTTCAATTCGTTTTTTAATTTGACAATCTGATTTTTATGCGCAGGAATGGTGTCAGGACGAATGATCTTGTTTTGTGCAATCGCCTTGTTAACTCCATCAATGGTTGTTTTGATTTTGCGCTCTTTGGCTTCGCCTTCTTTGGCTTGTCTGATTCGAATTCTCATATCTATAATTCTCGTTATTATATAGATATTTAGGTTTTTGAGAAATCCGGTATTTTCTTGTATTTTATTTGCGTTTCGGTATCAAGAAATTTGCAAATATTGGTTGGCGTTTGTGACATGGTAATTGGAGCGGGATGCTTACCAAACTCGTCCTGCCAATAAAATATGGAAGTCACCACACCAACCACATATCCAGTAGTTTGGTCAAACAATGCTCCCCCCGAATTGCCGTGAAAAGCGGGAATGTCCAGAAAATAAACATCTGGCGCACCATTCCGTCCAAAAAGTGATGTTTGAAATTCATTCAGTTTCTGTAACATGACTGCACCGAATGTGGTCATCCAAGGGAAGCCATTCGGTGAACCAACTGTGTATACGGGAGTTTCAATTTTTGGAAGATTGCAATCAATAACAGGGTCGGGCAGCTTTACCGGAGTTTCGAGTTCAAGCAAGGCGATATCAATCTTGGAATTGGAAACCGTCGAATCCGCTACCTTAAGAAGCTTGGCTTTAATCTTTTGCCCATCATACGTGACAATTGTATAATTGTTATCACCTTTGTCGTTAACTAGGTGGCTAACTGTTAGAATATATTTAGAGCCGATGACGATACCGGTTCCAACCATTGCATCTTCTGAATTGGGAATTTGATTGACAATAAAAACAGTAGATTGAATATTGTCTGTGATATCAATCTTGGTATGCGATTTAAAAAATAAATCTGGATTGCTGTCTACAGTTAGTAAAAATGTTACTACAAGGATGAATGCTATTGCAGCAAGCATTCGAGTTATGAAATTATTCAAAGTAAAATATGAAACTCCAATTCTCCGTTATTCTATTTATACAAAAAGGGTAGTGACCGAATTGACCACTACCCTTCACATTTTATTGAGACTTCTAGGCGGTTCTGCGACTCTTCAAAAGAAACGATGGAACCTCGTCATCTGAATAATTTTCTATTTTTCGTTCAGGTTCAGATGGTTCCGGTTCTTTCTCTACAACGGTTTCTTCAACCACCGGTTCTACAGTTTCGGTTACTATAGTCGGTTCAGATTCTTGTTCAGTGACTTCACCAATCTTAATCATCATATCTGCCACTATAGCTTGCGCTGTTTCGGTTATATTGGTTGTGTCTACCGTAATCGCAGCGGTAGACATAGGGTCTTGTTTGCTTTCATTTAGGGCTTCTGCGAAGGACTGCATATCCTTCATAAAATCTTTATCCATCTTGGTATGTTTGGCGGCTGGATTACGAACGTATTTAAAAACAGTGGCATAGGAAAAATCCCTGTGGACTAATGCCATTTCCTTCTCCAACCTTTTGTAGATATCCACGAGTTGGTTGGTGTCAAACTCGTAATTATAAGCGTTTGCTAAATTACGAATCAAACTGAAATCATGTTGAATCTTCTCGATTCGAGCCTCAACTAACCGAATAAACGATTCACCTTTGTCACGCTGTTCTGCTGCTTTTGCTGCTTTTGCTGCTTTTGCCATGTCTATATCCTGTTTCATCTGCAATAAGCCCGTCCTATGACGACACATCTCGTATCGCCACAAGATTTGCATATTTCATAATAATACACGGTCTTGTCCAAGATGTCAAGCCGTTTTATGTGTTATGACTTATAATTATCGAATAAATTTAGCAATTGAGAAATACTGGATTTGTATTTTTCTTTGTTTTCTGCTGATATCTCTTGACTTTCTGGAAATGCGTACTCTTTCCAGCCTATACCAGTGTTCCCGTCTTTAGACAAGCGGAAATATCCCGATTCCACGGTATCATCTATCATGAGATGGTCCATAGACTTTTTATACGACATTATACATTTTTCAACAGCCGCAAAAGATTGTGCATAATTTGAAACAAATTCAAGAATCAGCGAACAATATAGATTCTTGAATTTTACAAGTTCATCCTCGGAATGAAAAATAAATGTATATGATTTTTCCGAGTCTGGGATAATTTTCGGAGTCTTGTTGATATCCGTATCTTTTGGAAAATTAGACCATGGAGAGTTTGACATTAAATGTACCATATAAAGAGTGACAGAAAAATGAATGCACTAGCAAAGATTATTATTGGAGCCATGCGACTAACCTCCATCAATAATCTCGAATTGGTTTTTGGATATGTCATAGAATCCTACATCTCCGTTATCAAACTCGACTACAATTCGATGCCTCGAAACTTCTTTGATTTTTCCAATTTCATTAGCGTAATATTGAGAAGTCAACACTTTGATTTTTTGCATGTCAATAATCCTAAATAGTATAAGGATTATTATTTATCAAGAAATTTCAAATGTCAAGTGCCCCAAAATCAGCTAAGCCAATTGTTCCAACCGAAGTTAACCCATTGTATGCCGACAAATTCAAATTTGTCCTGTTAGATGCAAAAAATGTGGAATTCTTCTGTTTTCGTGCTAACCTTCCCGGTATATCCATGAACACATTTCCTGTGCAAACTCCGGTGAATCCGCATTTTGTTGGTGGCAAAAAGCTGTTCTTCGAAGATTTGCAATTATCGTTCAGAGTATCAGAAGATTTGGCCAATTACAAGGAAATTTTTAATTGGATGGTGGGAATCACTGGACCACAATCAACTGAACAATTTAAAGATTTTAATGACAACAAAAATAGTCTGAAATCTGGATATAGGATATATGCAGATGCTACTTTGTTTTCGTTAACCAATGCAGCCAATCCTAACATCATCATCAATTTTAGAGATATTTTTCCATATTCTCTATCTGGATTGGAAATGGATACAACCGATAAGCAGACGATTTCTGCATCTGTTGGTTTCAAGTATAATTACTATGAGTTTGGAGATACTTCGGATTTGATTTAAGTAATACTTGTAAATAATCGAAGATTTTCTATGAGCGATAGCAAATAGAAAACAATATTCATTATGCGTGAGAATAATAGGGTGCTTGCGCACCTTTATAATTTCAAGAAATAACTGTAAGATTCTAGTATATGATTTCTATATACTCAAATAATATAAAGCGTAGTACCTATTCTTTTACCATATCCAGAGATTTACCCAGAATATTCACCAAAATCAATCTAGAACATCTGAAAGACTTTATCTGAACGTTAGTGAAGATAAAGAACTGCAATGGATTATTTATTTGTAATGGATAAGATTTTATACTTGTTTAATATTTGCTAGATTCATGGTTTACCTAGATTTAATAGTATTATTATATTTGTATTATTATCTATTGATTTGTTTCGATAGAAACATTAATAAACTGCTGAACGAAGTGAGGCCGTTTGTTAAAACGGCATAAAGAGAGTGATAACAAATCCTAGAAATAATGTATATATGACAAATTGTCGCACCCATGACTATATACGTAAATATATGAAATTGTTGAATGATTTTTTTCGATATGTGAAAGATTCTTCTTGACACGATATTATGACGTAAATAAGGCAACAAACTTCCTGATTAATATTTTTCTTGACATCATATTGATTCTACAGTATATTTGGTAGATTAACACTAAAAATTTGAAAATGACAACAGATACACGTTCTACTTTGGAAAAAGTTCAAGATTCTTGGAAGGAAGATTCCAAAATCAATATCGATAATACGGATGAAATGGCGAAAGCCACGATTGTTGGTGGCAATCTTCATCATAAGTATATGACCGTTATGTCGAAATGTAGAAACCAACTTGCCAGATTAGAACAAGAGAAGAACGTTTTACAATATAGACTACAGGAATTTTACCTGAATAACTTATATGTTGAAGAACTGGAAAGACGCCCATCGAATCGTTTGGCTAAAACCAAGGACGAAGCACTAAAGATGACGGCAGTCGATCCAGAAATGATTGCTCTGAATTTGAAGATATCAGAACTAGAGGAAGTTGTTCTATATCTGAAAGAAGTAGTGGAATATATTCGTTGGAATAGAACTAAAGATATTACCAATCATATTGATTGGATTAGACTAAATGGAATGTAAATATTAGTAATACAAAGCCTATTGTAAATATAGATTACGTAAATTATTTTGAGATAAAGATTACATCTGAACTTTCCATAGAAAAAGAACTATGGGAATTCTTTACGTTCATGGTTCCCGGTGCTGTTCATTCTCCAAAGTACAAAGCAAAAGTTTGGGACGGAAAAAAACATCTCTATAACTTTAGAACCAAACGATTGTATTTTGGTCTGAAAGAACACGTCAAAAAGTTCTGTGAAGATCGGGACTATGAGTGTGTTGTTCATTTTGATGATTCAGATGACCCTTGTTCAATTAAGGAAATTGAAGACTTTGCCAAGACGCTAAATCTGCCCGATGGTATTGAATTGCGTGATTATCAATTGGCGATGATTGCCCATGCCGTTCGTCAAAAAAGAATGATTGCCATATCAGCGGTGAATTCGGGAAAGTCGATTTCTCAATACATTCTATTACGGTATCTGAACAAAAAGTCTATACTTATCGTCCCTTCTAAACAGCTTGTCAAGCAGATGTATGATGATTTCTCTGCTTATTCAAAAAATGACCCTAATTGGAATGTGGACGAGAAATGTTCACAGATTATGGAAGGATTTTCAAAAGATAATAGAAGTCATCGAATACAAATTACGACTTGGCAGTCATTACTAAATCAACCGAAAGAATGGTTCAAAGAATATCGTGTAGTTTTGGTTGATGAAGTACATGAGGCCAAAGGTCAAGCCATGAATGATATCATGGACAAAAACAATGCTCCATATCGTATTGGTTTCACTGGTACAATGGATGATACCCAACTTCATGAACTTGTATTGACTGGTTTATTCGGCAGGCCAAAAACATTCATCCGCAATCGTGAAATGATTGAACGGAAGCTTTCATCTGATATTGATATCAAGGTAATTGTTCTTAAGCACCCGGAAGAAGCTAAGAAATTTTTAGCTAAAAAAGCGAATAAGAATTACCCAACAGAAATCAAGTATATCATTGAAAATGAAGACCGTAACAAGTTTATTTCAAATCTTGCTCTGTCATTATCCGGTAACGTTTTGATATTCTATAATTATGTTGACAAACATGGAAAAGTATTGTATGATGTTATAGTAAATAACAATACAGACAACAAGAAAATTCATTTTGTTTCTGGCGATGTTTCACTTGATGATCGTGAAGATATCAAGACGGCTATGAACACAAAAAGAAACAATATTACAGTTGCTTCTTTTGGTACATTCTATCGAGGAATATCTATTACAAATATTGATTACATGATTCTGGCATCACCTGTCAAATCTCAAAACAGAATAGGTCAATCCATAGGTCGTGGCCTAAGACGAGGTAAGGAAAAGGACCATGTGACACTTTTCGACATTGCTGATGATATTACTACACCAACTAGAAAAAACCATACATTCAGACATTTGGAAGACAGGTTAAGACTGTATACCAAGGAAGGTTTCAAATTCAAAATTTTCAAGACGAAACTAAAGAAGACTTAAATAATGATTCTTATGTTCGATACATAAGATTAATGAGTGGTGGAGATATGATAGGTATGATGATAGGTGAGACAAAAACATCAATAACATTATCATATGCCATGGATATGTACACTGCGGATAACGGCGATTCACTAGTCATAAGTTTTCAATCGACCATTCCATTCGGTTTACGACAAGATATTACTATAAAGAAAAACAATATAATATTCATGACTGAACCTAACGAATTTTTGTATGATTTATACATGCATAAATCGCATGAAGCTTTGGATATACTTACTGATATGGTGAATAAAGTAGATAAACAAAAAGAATTAAAGAACAAGAGGCTAAACTGATTTAACTTGACTTCCAAAAATACAACAAATCATAAAAAGACTAAAGATACTCCTACTAAGAAGCGTAAAGAAGATACGGCTCATTATGTAGACAACAAGAAATTTTTCACTGAAATGGTGAAATATTCATCATCAATCAAATTGGCTGTAGATACTGGTAAACCAAAACCACAAGTATCTGATTACATTGGTGAATGTATCTGGAAAATTGCAGAAAAACTATCCCATCTCCATCAATTTCGAAAATATCCGTTTCGTGATGAATTGGTGCAAGAAGCTATTTTGAATTGTCTACAATACATTGACAATTTTGACCCGGAAAAGTCTAACAATCCATTCGCTTATTTTACTCGAATATGCTGGTTTGCCTTTCTAAGACGCATTGAGAAAGAAAAGAAATATCTGTATACTAAGTATAAGTCTATAGAAAATACAGAAATTTTCCATCATGTTTCTGATAATGCAAATAATGACGGTATCAATCAAATTCAATATTCAGAATCTGCCAGAGAGAATATGGTGGAATTTGTTGAGAAGTTCGAAACTTCTCTGGCCAAGAAAAAGGCTAGGAAAGAAGAACGAGACGCTGACACAGATAATTCTTGATTTTTTACGTTACTTGTAATATAATTGCTGAAAATAACTAATAGGTACGAATGAAAGTAGCATTGATTTGCGACACGCACGTTGGCGCACGTAACGATAATTTGACTGTTTTGAAACATACTGAACGGTTCTTCCAAAATACGTTCTTTCCATATTTGAAAGAGCATAAAATCAAGAAAATAATTCATCTTGGTGACGTTTTTGACCGTCGCAAGTATACAAATCATGCGATTCTATCAAGAGCCAGAAGATTCTTGTTTGACCCGATTGTTGAAGCTGGAATTGATATGGATATCATTATAGGCAATCACGACTGCGCCTATAGAAATACGGCTGATGTCAATTCTCCGTCACTATTATTGAAAGATTACCCATTCAATGTTTATTCAGAAGCTGAATACGTTGATGTTGGTGGGTTAAAGTTATTGTACGTCCCATGGATTACACCAGAAACTATTGAAAACACCATGGAAAAGATTAGCGAAGCGAAAGCTAAGATTATCATGGGCCATCTGGAAATTCAGGGATTTGAAATGGATAGAGGTCGGGTAGCGGATCACGGCTTGAACGCCTCCATTTTTGAACCTTACCTATCGGTGTTTTCTGGACACTTTCATTACAAATCTTTTTCCAACGGCATCATCTATCTGGGTACGGCTGTTCCACTCACATGGGCTGATTACAACCTAACAAAAGGATTTCATGTTCTGGATACCGAAAGTCTGGAATTGGAATTTGTCGAAAATCCCATCAATTTCTTCAAGCGAGTTGTCTATGACGATTCAGAAGGCGAAATGAATATCGATTTTTCTGAATATGATGATTGTTATGTCAAAATCGCTGTATCGAAAAAGACAAACCCGATTTGGTTTGAAAAATTCGTTGATTCCATGAACAAGACAAATGCAGCCAATGTCATGATTGTTGAAGAAAGCTTATTCAAGGCGCATACCATAAATGATGGTGGAAATATTGAAATCGAAGATACGATGACATTTATTTCCAAATATATTAAAGATACGGACCAAAAATTTACAGTATCAAAGGATAAACTTCTATCTCTATTCGATAATTTATATAGAAAGGCAAACGAACTTGAAATTTGATGTATTAATACGTTCACCAATAAAGAAAAATATTTTTAGATGCATCTTTTCCAAGGAAAAGAAAATTTCAGATAACAAATCCTTTGAAATTGAAATGTTTTGGTTTTCCGATGAACTGTTTAGGTTCGCCATAGATATTAAATTTGGTGGCGATGACCATGCAGGCCCAGAGTTGGAATTAAACATTCTTGGTTTAACGTTCGCTATGAAAATATATGACCATCGTCATTGGAATTATGAAAATAATTCATGGGAAGAATAGTGTACGTTAGGGCTTTGTTTAAGAAGTTGTTCTTTTGGAAAAAGAAACCAAAAGAACAACATATCCAATCACCATATGATTTAGAGTATATCATACGAAGCGGTCAAGATAGAATTAAAGACGCTGTAAAGAATAAAAACATTAATACATGATACGATTTAAAAAGTTACGATATAGAAATTTCCTATCTTCCGGCAATGATTTTATCGAACTGGAATTCAATAAATCCGCCAGAACACTCGTTTTTGGTGCTAATGGCGAGGGTAAATCGACCTTCATTTCGGCGTTGACGTTCGGATTGTTCGGTAAGGATTTTCGCAAGATTCCCAAGCCATTGTTGGTCAATTCAATTAACAAAAAGAATTGCTTGGTTGAAGTAGAGTTTGAAACCAAAGGACGAAATTACATGATTCGTCGTGGTATCAAGCCATCTGTTTTTGAAATCTACATGGATGATGTTTTGATTAATCAAACCGCATCATCTAAGGATTATCAAAAATATATTGAAGAAAACGTTCTGAAACTGAATTTTAATTCCTTCAAGCAAATTGTTGCATTGGGGTCCAACAACTATATTCCGTTTCTACAATTGACTGCCGCCCAGAGACGAGAAATTGTAGAAGACCTATTAGAGATTTCCGTGTTTTCTAGAATGAATTCGTTGTTGAAGGAACAAGCGGATGAAACGAGAGAACATATCAGAGAAATTGAACGTTCACTGGCAATTGAAGAAGAAAAGATTAATCTAAATGAGTCTTTCCTTGAATCCATCAATAAACAAAAGGAAGATCGCAAGGAAAAGGCCAGAACGGAAATTGACCGGCTTGTCAAAGAAAATGAAGTATCGTCAATCGAAATCGATAAATTGCTGAAAACAAATTCTGACCTAGCGACCCGCAAGGGCAAGTTCGATTTGTTATCTACAAAAAAATCTGAAATAGAGAACGTCAAATATTCGATAGAGGCTAATATTGCTGACCACAAGAAACGTTTAACGTTCTTCAACAAAAACAATTACTGCCCTACATGTAAACAGAGTATTGACGAAACATTCAAGGCCACGGAAATTTCCAAACACGAGCATGAATGTGATGAATTAACGGTGAAGTTGAATTCTGAATTGGAAAAGCTTGATAAAATCTCGGAAATTCTAGCTAAGCAGTCTGAACTTACATCAGCAATATCAAAATTAACTAGAAAAATCAATGATTTACAATCTTCTGTTCATATCAACAACAAATATATTTCCAAACTAGAAAAAGATTTAGTTGAACAACAAAAGGATATCAGACAGGAAGTTGAAACACAGAACAACTTAAAGAAGTCAAAGAGACTTCAAAAAGAATACATAGCAACCAAATCAAATCTGTTGAAAACCAGAGAATTGGAATCAACGGCGGCATTAATGCTGAAAGATAACGGTTTGAAGACAGCCATTGTTCAAAGATATATCCCGTACATGAATGAGTTGATTAACGAATATCTGAATACGATGGAATTCTATGTATCCGTCACTTTGGATGAAAATTTTCAGGAAAAGATTCTGTCTCGTTTCAAGGATGAATTCATATATGAAAATTTCAGCCAAGGCGAGAAGCAAAAACTGGATATCGCCATCATGTTCGCATGGCGACAAATTGCGAAATTGAAAAACTCCATGGCCACCAATATCCTGATTCTCGATGAAATCGGTGATTCGTCGCTGGATGAGGATGGTGTTAAAAATGTGTTCGAAATCCTCAAGGCCATGGGTGAGGACACCAATGTTTTTGTGATATCTCATAGAGAATCCATGATGGAAAATTTCGACCGGGCTATACGTGTCGTAAAGCGTGGAAATTTTTCCGTATATGAGGAAGCATGATATTGACTTCTTGATTCCATTCGTGTATGAATGGAATATTATGAAGAACATATCATTTGATGATTGTAAAGAGATTGTTAAAAAATATCAACGCTATCATGAGATTGGCGTTGATTTTGATTCTATCGAATTCATCAAAATAGAGACAGATAAACCCAAGCTGTTCAAGGCGAGGTTGGATACCATTCTGACGTTGACCCGGCTGGATACGCTATCGGAAATAGAAACGTTCTATAGCATATTGAAAGATGTATAGTAAAAAATGAATTTCAAAAATATTGAAGAATTAAAACAGTTTATGAGTGGTAATAATCCTCTAGGATTAGGCGGAAAGCTATTTTCTATAGAATATGTTGACGAACAATTTGCAAATAGAAAAAATGATGATGTAATGGTTTTTTACGGCAAAGTAAGCAACCGGAATATCGAAGGTGGCGATGAAATTGAAATTGTATGTTCAATAGAATCTATTTGTTTTGATAAAGATGGCAATACAATTAGCAGAGACGAACTTTATTCTAGAATAAACCGGAACGATGCATAATGCATACAGAATTTGACAAGCGGATGAAATCCTATGAAAAGGAATTCACATCTAAGAAAATAGACAAGTCAAAGTGGGTGTATGCTCGTATTGATGGTCGGTCATTTTCTAAATTTACTAAGAAGATGGAAAAGCCTTTTGATGCTGAATTACATGATTGTTTCATAACAGCGATGAAAGCACTTATGAAGGAATCGAATGCTTCTTTGGGCTTCACTCAATCAGATGAAATTTCTCTGCTTTGGGAACCATTGCAAGACCCGTCTGAATTCATGTTTTCGGGTAAAATCCAGAAGTTAACTTCTGTCTTGGCTTCCATCACCACTTCTGCGTTTTATGACCGCTTTATAACGCATTTCGGCAGCAATTATGGTAAGTTGCCAGCGTTTGATTGTCGAATTATCAATCTGCCATCAATGGACGAAGCGTGTAATATGCTTACGTGGCGTAAGCAGGACGCATTCCGTAATGCTGTGCAATCGGCGGCACATTTCTATTTTGGTCATAAAAAGCTAATGCACAGGTCAACTACAGAAAAAATCGAGATGATGGCTGATGCTGGTATCGATTTTTTTGAAATATTCAATGAGGATTTTCGTTTAGGCACGTCTATGAAACCGGTATCGGTAGTAAGACCTTTGACCGATGAAGAAAAGAGCAAAATTCCATCGGGCAGGGCTATACCAGAAACCGTTACACGAACCGAGTTTCAAATCTTTTATGATCCGCAAGTGATGATGAAATTTATCAAAGCCAAATAATTTGTGAGAGAAGAATGAAAACATTGTTTATTCTATATATCAGCTTTTGGGGTGCGGGCGGTAATACGCTTCCCGTTGCTTATTTTGATTCTATGGAAAATTGTCAAAATGCAATAACTAAGATGACTGTTCAAGATCAAGATAACTATATAAATAAGGAATATCCGACAAAGTATTGCGTTGGTTTAGAATTGAACTATCCACATGGAGTTCTTTTGAACAATTGAATTACATAGTAGAGAAACAATTCATATGTCAGAAATTGAGTGTGTAGCCAAGGCCATATGTAATGGTGCCGGTAAGTCTGTCAATAAGACTTATTGTGCTATCTGTATCAATGGTCCATGTATCATGTGGAAAGAATTTAGAGAAGAAGCCCGAATGGCTGTTAAAGCTTTAGACAAATACAGAAAAGAGAATAAATGAAAGCAGTTATTACACCTGATTCCAGATTTGAATTATTCAATCAATATCCAAGGGAAATTCCGAAAGTTTTTCTAGGTGGCTCTATCGAAATGGGTAAAGCCAAAAATTGGCAGGAAATGGCTATCGAAGCTTTGGATGAATGTATTATTTTCAATCCAAGGCGTGATGATTGGGATTCGTCTTGGGAGCAAATTCCTTCTCCCGACACACAATTTGGCCAGCAAGTAGAATGGGAAATCAGAGCGCAACAAAATTCGGATATCATTATCTATAATTTTGAGTCTGATACACAATCTCCAATCACTCTGTTGGAACTAGGGTTTTCCTTCAATCTTCCCGCCCATAAGGTTGTATGCTGTCCAAAGGAATATTTCCGTCACGGTAACGTTGTTATAACAACTAATTTATTGGGCGGAGATAAATCTATGGTATTTACAAATTTTGACGAAATGCTACAATCCGTCAAATGGAAGATTAATGACTTAAAATATAAGAACAATTGCTCTTTCTCTGAATGGGTGAATATGAATCAGGGTATTTCAGATGTTGAAACTAATAAAGTATAATGACCCTATCCTGTATACAAAGACAGAGCCTTTCAACTTTGAAACGGATGGTGATCCTGTAGCTTATGCTAACGATTTGAAAGAAACTGCGAAACACTATGGTGGATATGGTCTTTCTGACAATCAGGTTGGCCGAAATAAAGCAGTTTTTGTTTTCGGTATCAACGGCGACTATATAGCTGTATTCAATCCTGTAATAACTTATGTGTCAACCGATACATCAATGATGGACGAGGGATGCTTGTCCTTTCCGGGATTGATAGCGAAAATTGAACGTTCAAATGAAATCCGCACCAGATATATGAACGATAAGGGCGGATTACAGGTTCATAAATTTGCTGGTCTGACTGCCCGAATTTTTCAGCATGAATACGGCCATTTACAAGGAAAGCCATTTTTCTCTGGGTTTTCTAAATTAAAAGTTGATATGATGGTCAAGAAGTGTCATAAGGCTACAAAAATTGACTATTCCACAAAAGAATTGATGGGCTTACGAGCATGATAAGCGATGAAGATCGTTATGATTACTACCTTAAGTCAAATTGGGAAACCGATTGGACAAAAGTATCTAAAGAGACTTTTATAAAAGCAGAACGTAGTGCAGGGTTTAAACCCAAAGTATCATCAGATTCGCCAGAATATTGGACGACTCTGGCTACTTCTGGATTTTCTGGTGGTTCGTGCAGTGGAATGATAAAAGTTGCCAAAAGAATCGAAAAGTAGATTTTCCTTTGAATATGCAAATGTTTTTTCTAATATTTTAGCTAAAGAACAGATTAGTATATCGATATCTGCTACAGCAAAAACAGCATCATTCAATCTCAACAGTAGAACATTGACCCTTCCTGTGTGGGAAGGGTCTACTGCATTATTGCGATTTCTACTATGCCATGAAATTTCTCATGCCATGTTGACACCGCCAGAAGATTGGGACAATGCAATTCATGAAAAGCCACAAAATCAACAGATAGCATATAAAGACGTATTGAATGTCTTTGAAGATGCTCGAATTGACAGGTTAATGCAAGAAAAGTACATCACTATGAGAAAGTGGTATGCTTTAGGAATGCATGAATTGGCTTTTGATTTAAACATCTGGGGCATGACAGAAAATTCGGATTGGAGCCGATTCGAATTGCTGGATAGAATCAACCTATACTTCAAAACGATATATAATAGCAATCCATTTAATGTAACATTTGATAAAGAAGACCAAGATAAATGGATTGAGCCGCTAAAGGTCATTAGAACGTTTGCTGATGTTAAATTATTGGCAGATAAGTTCTTTGCCGAGATGCCGGAAGACAAAAAGGAAAAAAGCGAATCACAGACTATTTTCGTCATGGGTGATTTCAATACGGACTCGAACGAGAGTGTTCAAGATATAAACATCCCTATGGTAGGTGTTACGATTGGCTATATTCCACAGTCCAGTAATCCATATATTCCCAATAAAAAACCTCTTATAGAAGTTCCCGATTCTGATTATCGTAAAGTAGTGGAAATAGTGGAAAATAATCAGAATTATCTACAAGCATCTGATACCTTTGATATAACAATGGATAGTTACAATTCATTGATTAATAAAATGGTTTCTGTGTTTCAAATGAAGAAGCAGGGTCGTTTAATATCAAGGGCACAAATTGCTAAATCTGGATTGATTGACCCACTTAAATTGCATTCGTATTCTATCAACGAAGATATAATGCTAAGAAATACCATTATTGACAAGCAAAAAAATCATGGTTTCATCATGATAGTAGATATGTCATCGTCAATGAGAAGGGTATGGACACAAGTCGTTGAACATCTTTTTGTCCTTACTACGTTTTGTAAAAAAATCAACGTGCCATTTGAATCTTACGGTTTTCGCAATGGACATTATCAATGCGACTTAGTAAAATGTATGTTTTCTTTGGTCCCGATGATATCATCAAAAGATTCATTGAAGCAAATCAAGGATAAATCGATTCGCTTCAAATCGTTTTATGATTTTACATCAACTCCCCTGACATCAGCCGTTCATTATTCGAAAACGTTAACTCTTGATTTTATTCAACGACATCATGTAGACGTAATGAACGTAATCTTTCTGACAGATGGTGGTTGTACCAATACGATTTTAGCTGAAAACTATGTTGATAAGGTTTCAAAATTTATTGCGTCAACAGATGAGAATTATGTGAATGCCGTTCCGGCATTAGTCAAGATTTTGCGAAAAAGGACTAATGCTAGGGTCTATAATTACTTCGTAACAGAAATGCGTGATAAGGATTTTGAATTCATGAAAGATTACGAGGGTTGGAATGGTTATTACAAAATTAATAAGTCAATTATCAGCAAAAACCCAACGTTTTTCGTTAAAGAATTTATTGAAAATATGGTGTAATAATATGAGCGAACTAATCCCCGAACAAGACCCGTTGTTCGTCCCTTTTGGGGCCTTTTTTGATTGTGAGAAGATTCTTAAATCGGGAATTTTTTATCCCACAATGCTATCCGGTTTATCTGGCGTCGGTAAAACTGTATTCATTCGTGAATTATGCGCCAAATATAAGCGAGAGTTTTATCGTGTAAATATTACCTATCAGACAGATGAAAACGATTTGATTGGTGTGACTTCTTTAAAGCAGATTATGAAATATGTTATAAAACTGAATAACGATAAGCATGATAGTTTCTTAGCAAACCATAACATTCAAAAATCAACTAATATCGTTCTAAATGAAACAACGTTCACCGAATTCAAAAAAATCGCCACAGATGCAGATTACACGCTGGTGAATGTTTTAGCAGATACCGAAACCGTTTTCGAAAAGGGACCGGTTATCAAAGCTATGGAGAATGGTGGTATTCTTCTTTTGGATGAATTAGACAACGCTAATCCGCTTCTGGTATCCTGTCTTATGTCCATAACGGAAGGTTCTGGATATTTGATTAAGAAAACTGGTGAATTTATCACTCCGAATCCGGCCTTCCAAATTTTTGCAACAGCCAACACTAAAGGTTTGGGTGATTCGACTGGTTCTTTTGTTGGAACACAAGTGCTGAATGAAGCTTTCTTGGAAAGATTTCCGGTTACGCTGGAATGCGAATATCCACCAGAAAATATCGAGAAAAAGATTTTGGAAAAGTTGATGGATAGTTTCGACATCAACAATGACGTTCTGGTCCTGTCTTTACTTAAGTTTGCCAATAATGTACGAGAGTCATATACTAATGGAACTATAGAACATACTATATCAACACGCCGATTGGTTCATATCATCCGAGCATATAATATTTGGCAAGATGTTATAACGTCTGTCAAAATGGCGATGAACCGCTTTGATACACATACACGAAATGCTTTTATGGATATTTTCCAATTGGCGTTCGATGATATCCAAGCCAAATTTGACGGTGATGAAGCTTCTCTTGGCGTAAACAAAACTATTGATGAAAGATTGCAGCCATGGCAGCCATGGTGATATAATTTACGTTGACATCTTCATGAAATTAGGGTATCGTTATCGTTAAATCTAAAACATAAACGGAATACATGACTAACACAAATAACCAACTTAACATAGACGTAGAAAAACTTAGAAAAAGATCGGTGTTTTTGGGTGTGCCTGCATATGGCGGGCAAATGAGTGGATACACAACCAAATCATTATTGGACCTGACCGTTACATTAAACAATTTTGGTATCAAAAGCCTGTTTTTTGGACTCTTCAACGAAAGCTTGATTTCTAGGGCACGAAATTATTGTGCAGCAGAATTTATGCGTTCTGGTTTCACTGATTTGTTATTCATCGATTCGGATATCGAATTTGACCCAATGGACGTGATTGCAATGCTCCAAATCACCGAAAACGACAATGACAAAGATATCATTGGCGGGTTTTATCCAAAGAAATCAATAGCTTGGGAAAAAATAGTTCAAGCTGTAAACATGGGATTTGCAGATGCAAATCCGTTTTGGTTAGAACAATACATGGCTGATTTTGTATTCAATCCGGTTGCGGATGGTGTCTATAAAATGAATGAGCCTATGGAAGTTATGGAATTGGGAACTGGATTTATGCTTATTCAGCGCCATGTGTTTGAAGAATGGGACAGGCAGCATCCAGAATATCTGTATACACCAGATTCGTTCCGGTCAAAATCGTTCGATGGTTCATCCAAGATTATGGCGTATTTTCAAGACCCAATCATCAATGACCGTCATTTGAGTGAAGATTATTTTTTCTGCCGTAAATCGAGGGAAATGGGTATGCATGTTTGGGGTTGCCCATGGATGAAGGTAAACCACATTGGCACGATGAAATTTATTGGAAATCTTCCGGCTGTAGCCGCTACAGGTTCTAGCCCGACTGTCGATGCAAATGCAGTAAAGGGATTGAAGGAAATATAATTTGCCTAAGTATAAATTTAAGGAAGATGAAATTCTCGAATTAGTAAAGAATTACATTGACTCCACGTATAATCAGCATTATTCTGGTAAAGACAATATCCAAACGGTAGAATACCTCTATTCTACCTTTGGAAACACAGATTTTCTTAATTCTAATATCATTAAGTACGCTTCCCGGATGAATAAGAAGGGTGAGCCTAAGAAAGACGTAATGAAGATTTTCCATTACGCCTTACTGGTATATTATTACGAATTTCTCCATAATAAAGAACAAAAAGATTAATGAAACTATCAAAAAACACAATCAGCGTTATTCAAAATTTTTCGACAATCAACCCATCGATGTATTTTCTAGAGGGGCAGAGACAACGGATTTTATCACAACTAAAAACCGTGTATGCAGAAGCTGAAATCGAGGAAGAACTTCCATCATCTTTTGCTTTGTATGACGTGCCAAAATTTCTTTCGATTCTATCGCTGTTTTCGGAACCTGAAATAACCATTACTGATAAACAGATTATTCTAAAGGAAAACGGGCAGAAAGCTACGTATCGTTTTTGTAACCCTGATTTGATTGTTCACCCGCCCGTAGGCAAAGAGATTCCTATCGGTGAAATTGTATACTCTTTTGAATTATCGGCAGAAAATTTAAAAACAATTATGAAGGCCGTTAATCTGTACGATCAAGAAACAATAGCTATCAAGGCTGACGGTGAGAAGATTCTGTTGACAACCTTGAATGTCAAAGATTCTGGTTCAGATGGTTTGTCTTTTGCTATTGGTGAAACAAACCAATCTTTTCAATATGTTATCAGAACCGATAGCATGAAAATGTTGAATGTTGATTATGATGTTCAGATTTCCAAGAGTAAGGCGCTCATTTTTACGTCCAAAAATTCTGAACATAAAGTAAAATATATCATTCCTTCTGAATCCAATTATTCGAGCAATCCTAATGCCTAAGTATTCTGATTTAATTTTAGCTGAAAAATATCGTCCCAATACGGTTGATGAATGTATCCTTCCGGTCAAAATCAAGGACGACTTCAATAATATGGTGAAGCGTGGTTCGTTTCCTAATTTGCTGTTATCCGGCCCTTCTGGTACTGGTAAGACTTCACTTGCAATCGCTTTGTGCAAGGAATTGGACCTTGATTATATGATTGTCAATGGTTCTCTAAACGGCAATATCGATACGCTGCGAAACGAAATCCAACAATATGCATCTTCTGTGTCGATGTTTAACGATAAGAGAAAAGTTGTCATCATTGACGAAGCCGACTACTTGAGCCATGTCACTCAACCGGCACTCCGAGGATTTCTTGAAGAATATTCTAACACGTCATTCATTATGACGTGCAACTTCCCTAATCGAATTATTGACCCAATTAAGGGCAGATGTTCAACCATCGACTTCAATTTTCCGGCAGCAGAACGTAACCAACTGTTGAAGGAAACGATTCAGCATATCAAAACGATTTTGGAAAATGAAAATATCGAGTTCGACATTCGTGCTGTAGCACAGTTTTGCAGTCAATTGTTTCCAAATATTCGAAAAATTATTAACGAACTTCAACGATACTCCGTATCTGGTAAGATTGATGCTGGCATCCTTGGTAAGAAATCCGAAATAGGTGATGTAATCAAAATCTTGAAGTTGAAAGATTTCAAGGAACTGCGAACATGGGTTGGTGAGAATTCTTCTGTAGATTTCCCTATGTTTATCCATGATTTGTATACGGAATTATCGAAAGAAATTAGAGAATCCAGCATTCCGGCGCTCGTGCTTATTCTGTCGGAATACGATTATAAAAATTCTTTTGTGTCCAATAGAGAAGTCAATATGGCAGCAATGATGTATTCAATAATGCAGGAATGTATGTAAAAATGCCTTCTCCGTTTGATTTTGTCAAATCTATTAACAACAAAGAATACATCTTCGAAGAAAACCTTGACAAAAAAGACTATACCGCATACATTGTTAATAAGGTTTTTTCATTCTTTCCAGATACAATTTATCTGGTGAATGAAATCAACCAATATCCTAGTGTTGAACCCAAACAACATTATGATTTTTTATATAATGTCGTTTCCAAGAAGAATCGATACTCAAAATGGGTAAAATCTACAAAAGATGATACAGCCTTGGCAATATCTAAGGCGTTAAATATCAGATATGAGCGGGCCATAGA